CCGCCGTTCTCTCCGACTCTCCAGACAATCCCTCCTAGTTCAAACTCTGTGCCGGGAGGTAAATCATTTTCATTTTTATGCTTACGCGCATCTCGTTTCTCCCCTTTTGTGACCTCCATATCACCGCTTTTTACTGTTTCTTGTCCCGGACGACTTGTTCTTTTGGCTTTCGCCGGAGTGTTTCGACCCGCAATTCTGTATCCACCGGGACCAAGATTCCAAGGGGCTTGGCTTCTCTCGCTTCCTAGGGGTACATTGTCCCCAAATTCTGGGAGATTAGACCCAGGGTCTTGTCCTGGTATGGTTACGGCAGTGTTTGTAGGAGTCGGGTTATTATAGACCCATGTACTAGAAGCGGGCCCCATTGGATAGTTACTGATCGTTTTTGGTACTTGTTGCCAGTTAGGGTCGTCCCATCTATTATAATAATGTTTGTCGGGGGTAACTTTACCCCCTCCTGTGTATTTTTTATAACTACGAAGAGGCATTAGCCAGGATTAAATGAAGGAAAATCTAAACCGATTCTGTTGTTTGAAAGATCGGACAAAGTTTCACTTAATGAAGGCGCTCTGGTAGTCATAAAAGGAGAAACAGCGCTTTGTGTTTGTGGGATGTTTATAAGCGGAGCATTTTGACCCCAAACAGGTTGAGGGTTATACGCCCGTAACGGCTCATTTACATAGTTTTCAAGGCCCTGCATCCCTTGTGTTATATTCTCGGGTATCTCACCTCGTTGTTCTTTGTCAAACATCCCTGTTTGACTTAATGCAGCAAGACCCAAGGCCCCTACACCCAGTTTCTTACCCATAGGTAAGTTTTTAAATTGTTCCACTAAACCAAATTCATAAGGGTTTTTGGTTTTAGGGTCTATAGCGCCTTGTCCTCCAAGAGCTCCAGCTAATTTTGCTCCCGATTGTTGTATAAAACCACCGACAGAAGATTCTAGTTTAGGTATTTCAAGGATGCTTCCAGCCCTACCGGTGCTTGTTGGGTTGGCTTCAATAAGCTCTTGTTCAGAAATACCGTATTTGTCTGCTACACTCTGGGGAGTTTCCCCTTGAGCAATAGTGTGTTGAATGTTTGGAGTGGATCCCCAGCCCCACATACCGCCTTGAGCTGCGGGTTTAAAGATAGAGCCTACGCCTCTATTGCCCTGCATACCCATGCCTGTAGCAAAATTACCCATGGCCCAACCTGTACCGAAGTCAGTTAAAGCGTTTTGAAAATCTAAATCCCCTGTTTTAATAACACCGCCAATAGCTTTACCGATACCAGCACCTATGTTGCCTCCCATAGAGAAACCAATCACACCGCCAATTATCGGAGCCACTTTCTTAACTTTTTTCAATAAACGCTTAAAAAAGGAAGTGTATTCAGGCATTCCAGTCCTTGGGTTTATTGAACCTTGACCACTGCCCACGGTGTATTCAACCGGATCAATACCGGCACGAATAAAAGCAGCATCAAGCATGTCCTCACCTTTATCGCCTAAAATCCATTCGGGAACAATTCGTTCTCCAGGAGCAACATGAGCCAATTCTGTGTCTTCCATTCGACCCATACTGGCTAGTCCACCCCTATTATAAGACTGAACCGGACCACCGTAATTCATACCTGTCGGTGAGAAGTTAATGTCTTCTGGGTTTCCAAGTTGGTTAAACTTGTCCATAGCGCCGCCACCCATTTTACTAATAGCATCAATAATCATCTCTTGGTCTTGTGAGCCTTCTTCAACCATGTCTAAAAGTTTCCCTCCTGTGTATGTTCCAAGAAGTTGCTGCAGATGAGCATTAACATGTTGCATGTGACTCAGCGCCACAGGAACAGTTGTGGTCACTTTTCCCGTTGTTATTGTTTTCATACTGGGATCGTTCTGATCTTGGTAAGCATCAAAAAGAGTTCGAGCATTAGTGTTTACTGGTCTTTTGTTGTAGTAGCCTTTTTCGTCTCTGTTTTGACCATATTCGTTTAATGGTCCAGAGTAAAGCACAGATTCCATAGGTTTGTTGGGATCAAAGGCTTCTTTATACTGCTCACCTCCAGCTGCCCAAAAGTTTTCTGGTGCCGTGCCGCCACCCAATATTTCATCAATATAGCCTTCCGCTTCTGCTTCTACCTCTAACGGCATTGAGCTGACTTCTTCGTCAGGAATTTTGGAGGCTTCTGTAAATATTTGTTCTATAAGCTCTAGGGTGTTTGAACTACTCATAGAGCCTACAGCTTGTTGTTTTTCTTCTGGGGACATTTCATCACTTTGAAGAATAGCGTTTTTAGCGCCGTTGGATATAATCTCAATTTGCTCGGGAGAAATCCTTGAACTGTAGTCTGTTTCCTGCATGGCACTGATGCCACCTCTATCCGTAGGGTTTCGGTTTCCTATAAAATCTTGGGCCATACCCCTATCTGTAAGTTTTTTGCCCTCTATAAGATTTCCTATTGTTCTCTGCGCCATACCGCTATCCGTAAGGTTTCGGTTTCCTATAAAATCTTGGGCCATACCCCTATCTGTAAGTTTTTTGCCCTCTGTAAGATTTCCTATTGTTCTCTGCGCCATACCGTCAAACCTTGGCCCTGTGTCCTTATAGGCTTCACCAGCAGCAAGAAGATCCTCAATCGTTTTCGGTCCTTCCATGCCCTTAGGTCTTGTAAATTCCTCCAAAGCTGAATCTGATAGCGCCATTACTTTTTCTTACTCCTTAATAAATCAACCATACGTTTCGCTGAAGCAGCAGTTTTAGCTGTTGCTTTCTTTGTCCACTTACCGTTCTTTTTAACAAGAACAGTTTTGCCTCTAGTTTTGTAAGGCACTAATAACCTGTTTTAGATTTTTTACCTTTTTTGCTTTTCGTTCCCTTCTTTTTGCTTCCCATTTTATAGATAGCTTCATCTCCTGGACGAAGAAATTTTTCAGGGTCTCCCCTCATTTTATTGCGTCTTGCTGTCATTCCTGGCATTTTAATTACCTCTTTATTTAAAAATTATGTGTAGTAGGTATCTGTGTTCCAACCTGTCGTACCACCTGAGATACTGATGGATGTATTCCCGTTTGTTGCAACGGTTATTGTACCTACTGCGCCGGAAGCAGAAACACCTTCTGAGTTTGTGCTATACAACGTGTACCATCTGGCCCCATCCCACACCTGCAATTCATTCGTTGTGAGGTTCCAAATGATATCTCCTTTATTATACTTATTTTCATCCCTATTAGTAGCTAAAATAGAATTGGTGGTGTCTGGGTCAAAAGCAGACAGGTTTAGTTCAAGCACCCGAACCAATCTATTAAAGGTATCCGCATCCACATCTTCATAAGCCATAGGCAGTGCGGTTTGGAGCAACGCACCCATTATCTTCTTCCGTCTGGTTTCGTTCCCAAACGAGTCGCACCGATCCTAAAACCTAAACCAAGTGTGTAGGCGGCTGTATTGTCGTCGTCTGACTCAAACCTTAAAACGACTTGTCTTGCTCGGCCCCTAACATTTAATTTTTGTGTTGTAGAAGAGATGTTGCTTGTTGATTTTGTGGTTAAACTGTCCCCAGGGTAGTTTCTGGTTTTAAGCACAAAGTTCAAAAGCGAAGAAGAATTATTCCCTGTAAACTTAATATCAGGAACAATACGACTTACAGACTGGATGTTCTCACCATCACCAATATCAAAATCTCCCGACTCTATATAAACATTGGTCATAGCAGAACCATCGGCATCGTTTCCTGTTTCTTGTTGGTATAAGTAGCCTACATCAGACGTGGTGTATGCAGCACGAGGGTAAGCCTCTAACCCTTCATCAAGCCATGCGGTACGATTCATTTGCCCAATAGACCAAACATTTTCACCATAGTTATAGGCCACATAGCGATCAATTTCATCAGAACCGGCAGAAGGATAGTACCAACCGACCTCATTAAACCTCTTGTTTAAAAACCCATGAACCTTGTAGGATTGCCCTTCATTAATATCACCAAACACATAGTCATGGACATCACAAGGGATGGGTTTCACCTGCCCACTATAGTTATATACACCTTTCTTATCCATCCAAAACACACCCACAGGACTATTAACCATGGCTTTTGGTCCAATTAAGCCCACACCTTCGTTCACTAGGTTTGTACTAAAGATAAACGGTTGCCCTATAAACTTCATAGAATAAAGAGAAGTATCGGTCCAAACTAATATTTCTTGCCTTGCTCTTATGCCCCCAATAATACTAGAACCAGCAGACAAACGAGCAGAACCAGCCGTGTTGATCGATTTAGGTTCCCATTCAGTGATATTTTCTTGGTCACACCAAGCAATGAACATAGGATCTAAAGACCCTGTCCTAGCTGTGCCACCACCATTTAATGGGTCTGCACCTAAAACGAGAACATGCCTGTCGATATCACTTACTATAACTTGAAGCCCAAAAGTTGGTGCTAAATTAGCCCCACTTAAGGCACTTAACGCCACGGCTCTATCGTCTGTGCCTTCACTTTGGTCCCAATAAAAAACACCCCCTGCACGAACATTCATAACCAAATCCTCACCAAAATTGTCGTGAGTCCATATTCTTAGTTGATTGGACGCAGCCAACGCGCTGACCGAACCAAAAGTTCCTTCTCCCCAAGTGCTTGCACCCCAACCCGAACCCGTCACATATTCATCAAGACCTACATTAATTTGATAAGCGGCAACTGTAGAACCGCCTCCACCTCCAGAAACAGTTGCATCGGCTGTTACTTCATCCCCATCAGTATCTTTAGCGACTATAGTATAAACATTGCTATTGGTAACAGTGGCAATTTGGTACTCCTGATTAAGAACAGTACCTGTGATATTACTAGAACCTAAAGTGGCAGCACTAGAAAAAGTAACAAAGTCATTAACCACAGCTCCATGGGAAGAATCAGTTACCGAAATAGTGGACTTTCCGCTTGCACTGGTAAAGGTTGCAGTGCCTGTGTTTGTGTCTCTAATAGGTGTTACATCGTTAAAACCAGAACCTTCTTGAATGTAATATTTCCAAGTAGTTCCCAACCCTAAGTATTTGGTAGCGTCTAAGTCTACCCAGGCATGGAGAGCCCTGCAAGTTGATTTAAAGGTCTCGGCTGTATCTTTAGCCCAACCTCCTATCTTTTCTGGCAAGCCCTTCCTAAACCTCATTAAATTAGCGTCGAACCACCCCCCTTTGGCAGTCAGGGCTGTGCCTTCCTTTTTAACGCCGGGGCCAAACTGTACTTTAGCTAATGGCATTATTTCTTTTCTCCTTTAAATCCTTTGCTTTGTCCTGTTTTACCAGAGTAAACACCAAACACAACGCCCATTGCTCCAACCACAACACTAACTAAAGCAGATTGCTCTAAGTTTGGTTCAGGTAAAGCCATAAACCATATTACTGATTCATACATTAGGTAAATATAGACAATAACGAAGATTCTTGGAAAGATTCGCCATGAATCAATAGCCTGTGCTATAAATATAACCTTTTGATAAGGGTTGTTATTCTTAACATCTTCTAGTGTTCTTATCTTATCCTTTAAAGCACCGATCTCTTCAATCATTGCCATGAACTTGTTTAAGTCCATTTCTACTTCGTTGCGATCCATGTCTCCGCCAAATCTTCCAGAAGGATGGTATTGTTCATCACCCATATTAATTCGCCAGTGGGTTATCGTTTTTGTTTTTCAATGCCTGAACATCATCATACATAGAATCAATGCTTGCATTAATACCAGCAATACTTGTTTGTAGCATTACAACATCTGTTTTAATTGGACTTAAATCCTGCGTCTCTATATTTAAAGATTTTATCTGCTCATCAACAGCAACTACTTGTTTGTCTAATCCAATTATTTTCTCAGCTAATGTGTCTGTTTCATTGACATACTTGGTTATCTTCTTTTCTAAGTTTTCTATCCTATTAACGTATGTTGCGCCTGTGTAGCCAAACCCAGCTAGTGTTCCTATAATAGAAACTAAGCCTATAATTTGTGCCGCTTTTGATTGAAACCAGTCCATAATATTCTCCTACCAATGTTTAGTAACTTTTCTTCGATCCTTCATAACTTTACCACAACCGCGGGCA